AGCCCTTCTTCTTGTAAGGCTCGCCAATCTTCATGGAAAGGAATTCCTTCCCTGCCTTGCTGGTCTTCTCCCAAATGCTGATCTCGTATTCCTTCCCGTTCACATTGATCGGGCCACTCCACTTGGGGGCGTTGGGGTTTGCATTTTCTTTGCGGAATGCGGCTCCGCTATTGGTGTTGTCGTATGGCATAGTGTTGGTTGGTTACTTCTCGTCAAAGCGCATAAAGCTCTCACGAAATTCAAGAGGGATTCTAGCCCGTCCACAGGCTCTTGCAAGCCTTATATTTAAGAACCATTGGTTCTCATCGTCGCGTTCAATCACCAAGAAAAGGTCGCAGTCGTGTTCGATTGCTCTGGATTCGCGGCTTGCCCCGTCAGCGTTAAGCTGGGTAAGGGCAATGATGGTGATGTTGAGTTCCTTGGCAAGCTGTTTAAGCGTCCTAGAAGCCTCTGCAACCTGTCTTTCGCGGCTGTCCTTACGATCTGCGGGGGATAGCAACTGAATGTAATCTACGACGATTATACGAGTCCTGTGAACGGCACACATACGGCGCATTGCCGCCCGTAGTTGAAGCGGGTTCACATCCCCTTCGTCGCGAATGAAGATAGGGAGTAATGATGCCTGTGCCGCCGCCCTTGAAATGCCATCAATGTCTCGCTTGCTAGGCTCCTTGCTTAACACGCTGATGTCCACTCCACCATAAGATGAAACGAATCGGTCAAACAACTCACCACTACTCATCTCTAGGCTGATGAATCCCACGGGATGTCCAGCGTTGGCGGCACGGGTAGCCATGTTGACTGCCATGCTGGTCTTCCCTCCCTTGGTTGCGGCTCCGATTACGATCAGTTGCCCCTCACGGAAGCCCCCTGTAATATCATCCAATGGCTTAAATCCAGTTGTAACGCCAATCAGCTTTCCCCTGTTCTTAAAGATTTCCTCGTAGGCGTTGACCCTGTTTAGAGCAACCTCTTTCAGCGATTCAATACGCCCCTTGCTCTCTGCATCAGCGGCTACAGCGACCAATGCTTTCTGAACAACTTCGCTTAACTCTCCTGCCTCCGCTGGATTGTGGGCTGAAGCGATAATCCTTTCGGCGGCAGAGATAGCTAGTCGTGCCGTGTGTTTGTGTCGAAGGATCTCTAGGTATTCGCGCCAGTTTGATTGAACAGATGGGGCCATGAAGCATTCCGTTAAGAATGCCGCACCACCCGCATCATCCAATGTCCCTGCATTGGACATGGCATCTGTGAGCGTGACTAGATCGCAGTCCTTCCCTTCCTTCCATAGTTCCAATGCCGATTCAAAGACTCGCTTGTGGCAAGGGTGATGAAATAGCTTGGGAGAGGCATAGTCTGCCGCCTCGTTTAGAATGCTGATGTTCTGGATCGCGCAAGAAAGGAATGCTTTCTCTGCGTCAAGGCTGGCTGGTGTTGTTGTCATGGTTTTTGCTGATTTCTGTTTTGAGTAGTTCGTATGCTTCCTGCATCTCTGATCGGTCTGCCCCGTCAACTGCGGCCTTGGCTAGGATCATTGCCGCATTGCGTTGCTTCATAACTTCGGAAAGCCTATCAAGCATGGCGTTAAAGTTCTTTTCTGTGTAGGGAGTGGTCATAGCTCCCATGCGTCTTCTCCGTCTAAATCTTGCCCGATGATGGTAGCCTTAAATCCAAGGTGATTTAGCAAGTTTTTAAGGTTGTTGTGTTCGCATGGGCCAGTTGCCGCTTCAACTCCATCAACAAAGATAGTCGCGCCAGACTCATAGCAACATCCATCAGCGCATTGGTGCGTGTATGGTCGGATTGTGATGGTTATGTTTTTCATTTCTTCTTCCTCCCACGGGGCTTGGGTTCTGGCTTAGCGGCTTGCATGGCCCAATAAAGTTCAACTTGCTTCTGGAAGACAAACCACTCCTTTGACAAGTCATCGCGCCAGATAACCTCAAAGTCTCCTTCCTCTTCCTTGCCGATTCGGACGATTGCGTGGTTGGTGATCCTGTGGTCTTCAGCATCAATCTCGCCTTCCCATCCATTGCAATTCCATAGCTGTGCGTATCCAGCGCATTGCCTCCAATAGCTCTCGCTGATTTTCTTACTAGTCTTGAAGTCAATTAACACATGATCTCCATTCGGTTTCTTGGCGATCAAGTCAATGGTTCCTCCGTACTTGTAAGCCTCGTTTACAAGTTGAATCTCCGTTGCTACCTTCTCAAGGTTCTGCTCATCCCACCAATCAACAAACTTGTTGTAGCACAAAAGAGCCTTGTCAATGTCCTCCTGTCCATAGTCGGATAGATCGGCCACTTGATTATTCAAGAAGCACTCGATAAGGAAATGAGCAATCGTGCCAATGTCTGCGGCCTTGTCTCGCTCCTTACGATAGTCCTTGCCCTCAGTTCCTAGTTTCCATGCCCAATGAAGCAATGCGCTTGCATCGTCTCCAATCTTGCAGATGGTTGACCCTCCGGGAACTTTCGTGCCATCGGATAGGTGGTAGGTTTGGTGTGGAGCGTTGCGCTCTAGTTTTACTTTGTTCATAAATTTATTTAGTTAATGATTCTGAAAGAAGTCTGAATGCTGTTGCCGCCACGATTGGAACCTGACCATTTCCAATGGCTTTAAGTCTGTCCACCCTATCGGCCACCCCATTAGCCACTCGACCCAATCTGGATTCAATGCCCCAGATGTGTCCGACACGCTCTGCCCAAGACCTATCTGCTTCCCCTTCTCTTTTCTCCGCTGGATCACTGGCATACCAATATGACCCCTGTCTCGGTTGTCGCTTGCACATGGAGTCGGCCACATACTCCGTCCTACAATTGTTTCCAAGTTTTGAAAGCGATTCTCGTTCCAGACTGAATCCGGAGTTATCGTCGCCGCCATTGCAGAACAACTGAGTGGAGTAGGCCATATCATTCCCTGTCTTTTCTTCAATGCTTTCCTGCTGCTGCTGCCCCCATCCAGCCCCGTTGTGTTGGGAGTATGAAAGAAATTTATCCCGTCTGGCTGTAATCCAGATTCGTTCTCTTCTATGAGGTGCGCCGACATGGTAAGCTCCCACAACTCCCCATCGTGCATCATACCCCATTTCGGAAAGATCGCCAAGCACTCGGTCAAGTCCTCGAAGAGTAAGCATTGGTGAGTTCTCCACGAATGCGTATTTGGGTCGTATTTCGCCAATGATTCTGGCCATTTCTGACCAGAGACCGCTTCGTTCTCCTGTGATCCCGGCTCCTTTTCCTGCTGCTGAGATGTCTTGACAGGGAAAACCCCCGCAGACGACATCGACTTTTCCTCTCCACGGGTTGCCGTCAAATGTTGTAACATCATCCCATATTGGGAACTTTGGCAAGATTCCATCTCGTTGCCGTTGGAGCAAGACTCGTCGGCAATAAGGTTCAATCTCAACAGCACATACTGTGGTATGTCCGAGAAGGTGTCCGCCGAGGATTCCTCCCCCTGCTCCTGCAAAAAGGTGTAGCTCATTCATGTTCCTCCTAATCCTCAAGTTCTGATTCCACCGCCTCAAGATCCACTTCAGTTCCGCATTCCTCGCATTCCTGTGGATATACTTCTGCTGACGATCCTTGTTCTGCGTCCTCAAAGCGTCCACTCATATTCTTGTCTAGAGTTGCTGGTGTGAAGCGAATTTCAAACTCATGTTCGCATTCTTCGTTTTGGCAAGTGTAGTCTATTTTCATTGTTTTTTTGTTGTTGCGAGGATGGTGAGTCCTCTGGTTCGTCCCTAGCTATACGAGGTGGTGATTTCGTGGTCAAGCGCAAATTTTTCCCAATCTTCGTCATTGATTCCATCAGTTGCCGTGGCGTTCCCAAGCCCATTCTGGTTTACGAAAACCTCCACCAGCAAGGCAAGAGCATCAGCCCTGTCAGGTGAATTGCCCTTGGTTCGCTTCTTCAAATCCTTCTTGCTCTCAAGCACCATTTTCTCGTTCTTGAGCGAGTAGATACGAGCGCATAGCTCCCTTGCCGTCTGATCGTCAAGCCCCCTCATGCGACCTGCCATGACCACGACTTTGATTTGCCCCCATAATTGGCTAACGCGATTGGCATAGACTTGCTTGGCTGGCCTTGTGTCCTCAACGGAAATTGGAGCTTCAGTTGCCGCCCCTCCAAAGCTGATGCGGTGGAATCCATTCTGCCAACGCTGAGAAATGATGTCTGCTATTCCTGCGCCTCCACCAGTAGCGTCAAGCGCAAAGTTTTCTGGACGCACGTTATGCTTTTTCAGTAATTCAATCGTCTGATCTGCCACTTGATAGAACAACGGGTAACTTGCGTCTTCCATGAGGTTCAGTCGGATTATCTCATCGGCAAGTAGCATCATCTGCCCGTCCTCTGCCTTGCCCATCTTGCCAAGTCGGAAAATACAATCGTCGCCATCAGTCGTGAATGCAGGATCAAGGGCGGCAATGGTCGTGATGCCTCCACCAGCCCACAGCACGTTATCCCTAGCACCCCCTTCAGCAATCGTAGGGGCATCTAGGAGCGTGTTTCTTGCGCCTCCCTTGCTCCACATCCCCCTGCAATAAGAATTCCATTCTAGGCTTCCTTCGCCAAAGTTCTTGCGGATTGTATCCACGTTGTCCTGCCCAAACAAATATGGATAGATTGTCCTGCCAGCCTTGATGTTGGGGGACTTCAGCCCGTCAAATCGGACGCATACGCCAGACTTGGTTTCCCAAAACTCATCGTCATCCTGTATACTACCCCATCCCATCTTCGGTTCACAGAACAGCCCGTGAGGATCGAACATGGATGATGCGTTGGCAATGGCAATGAAGTGGTAGAAGTCAGTTCCAACCTCCAAGTTCGCCCTTGCTGAAAATACCGCCGGGTTTGTTTGGGCCGCCTCGTCCACAAGAATCACCATCCGTGGCAAGTGGACACCCTGTAGCTTTCCAACCGCTTGCTCAACGGCTCCACTATCCACGGCAAGGGCTATGATGGCAGAGCGATCATCTCCCTTTTCAAACTGGATCTTGGTTTGTGAGTCAACGAGGTTCAGCCCAAACAGCGGAGAGACGGGTCGAACAAACTTCATCATCTCTGCCCAAATGCGACCACGCAATGATGGAACGGTTGTTGAAGTCAGTGCCACACGGGTTCCCATAGGCTTTGCCAAATACTCCACTAGCGAAAGAAGCGTGAATGTGAATGTCTTCCCTGCCGCCGCACACCCAGTAACTCCGATCTCGTTGTGATTAGTCCAGGCCCATAGAGCAAGTTCGTTCCAATCATTCCATCTAGTCATCACATCGGGCCAGAGCATACCAATGCAATGCTTGATATGCTGTCCACGACTCAAGCCAGAGAATCGGCTTGGGTCATGGTTAGCCACCATCAGCAACTCAATCTCTAGTTGAGTTACCTTCGGGAACTTGCTGACATCCAGCCCGTAGGTCTGGAGCTTCATGGATTAAAGCCCCTTCAGCTGATTCCTGATCGAATCAAGTGCCGACTTCGGCTTGCTGGAAGACTCCTCATCAGAAGAGGATCGGTTAATCCTTGGCTGGACACTAGCCGCTTGCTTGGCACGGGTCTTGTATTTGGCAAGCTCTGCCTCAACCTGCGATAGCTTGTCAACCGCATCCTTCGCAATGACTGCAAGGAACGGGGCAATAGCCATGTCGTTCTTACTGGCAGTCCCAAGGAAGATATTCTTTGCGGCGGCAAACCTTTCCTCAACCATCTTGTTTGCTTCATCGTCATCCCCCTTGCGGAAGAAATCAGACTGATTGGAAAGATGATTAGCAACGCGATCAAAATTCTTTGTCAGCTTCTCATTAAAGGAATTCCTTTCATTCTCCTCCTCTTGAATCAAGGCTTGGTTGGTGGAACGATAGTTTTCAATAGCAGACTCAAGCGATCCCCGCTTTCTATCCGCATCATTAATAAGTTCAAGGAATTGACTAGCGGCGGCTCCACCCCCAAATGCTTCGTCAATAAACTCAATTCGCTCCTTGCCCTTCAACGAAAACGCCCTTTCTGCGATCTTGGCATCATCTGCCATCTCTTGTGCATAGGCTACGGCATTCTGAATGGCTTGCTCATAGGGAGCTTGGAACTTGTCGCGAAACTTGGGAGACTTCTCAAATGCAGTCTTCTCAAGAGTGGCTTCCATCTCCTCCAGCTTGCGCTGATACTCAGAAAGTTTCTCCTCCTTGCCCTTGGCCTCTAGCTCATAAGCCTCTGCCTTCTTGCGAAGCTCTGCGATATTGTCCTCCTTGGACTTCTTCTTTGGCTTCTCATCCAAGATAGGATCTTCATCTTTGGACAAATCAAGGTCATCAATCGACAGGTCAGCAAGGCTCTTCTTCTCGACCTTCTTCTCCTGCTTGGGTTCCTCAATTTCATTTTCTCCACCCTCAAGGTGCTTTAGGAATTCCGATGAAGTCATCTCCTGCACCTCTTCAATGCCCTGTGGCGTTTGCTCGACTTGCGAGTAATCAACCTTGGGAATCTCTGGTGCTTTGAATCTCTTGCTAATGTTATCCTGCCAAGAATCAACTGGTGCTTCTGGCGTGGTTGCTACGATGGGGTCTGCTGGTTGTGTGTTGGTTTCGCTCATATTGGGTTAAATTAAAATTCGCCTTGGTAGGTTGGTGTAATTGGTGCTAGTTCATCGTCGGATTGAACCAGAGCCAAGTTAGCAAGATCACTCCAAGCAGAAGCCCTGCCGCAATCCCAACCAAAAAGGACATGGGAGTTGTTTGCAGATTGTAGAAGTGAGGGGCCACTTCCGATTGTCTTTGCCATTGTTTGACTTTCCAGAAGGGCAAGTGCCTCTTGCATGATCGGCTGGTTAAGTAGTTCAGCAAGTGCCGTGGCATTCTTTGGGTCTTTTCTCCACTCATTGTATGTCATTTCATTAGTTCAGTTAGGGATTAATAATTACTCGCTTTCTTCCTCCATGTCGATAGCCTGTGCGTCTCGTATGGTTTGAATCAATAGCTTGTGAGCTAGGGCAAGTTCGGAATCCTTTCCATGAAAGGTTCTGTGATACATATACCTATCATAGATCAGAGCCACAATTTGCTCCGTTGCCTCTAGCTTTCCTTGATCGAATGGGTTCATTTTGATATGCGTCGGATTTCTCTCTGCAAATACCAAACTGCTTTGGTTAGGTCTTCAACTTCGGTAGCTTTGTTTTTATATCCAGCCCGTGAGATATACTTTACGGCATTACCGCGATTAAAGTTCATGCACTCGGTGATGGTGATTATCTCAACAGGATAAATATCCTTGTAGTGGCTTGGGTTGATGGGGTCATTAGCCCCATCATTCGTGGTGGTCATTGGTTTTTATTTTGGTGTTTTACTGGGGAATGTTGGTAATTATGCCTCTTCTATAAAGCTCGTCAAGCAATTCTTTATCAGAAAAATTTTGAATCGACCCAAACTTTCTTCTGTTACAGGCTTGAACTTCCCTTGTTGCCCATCGAACATTTCCAGCTTCATAATTTCCATTTACATTTATTCTATCAAGTGAATAAGACGGATCTGGCCTTTTACCTACATGGGAAAAGAATTTTTCAAATCCATCTTTTTTGTTCCACTCATCACAAACTCTTATTCCGCGATCAAAATATGCTCTTTTTACTGCAATATCTGTTTCTTTGCCAGAGCATCTTCGCCGCATTCCAAGCCATGCGTTATATTCTGGAGTGCGTGATCTTCCATGTTTTACAGATATTGTTCCAGATTTAACTTGCTCTCTATGCAGGCATCCGCAACTTTTGTATATGCCAGTAGATAATGCGCTATGAGTATATTTAATGCGACTTCCGCAATCGCAAATACAATTATATGACCACCTTTTATTCTTGGAAATAATTTTTAATTTTCCAATTTTTTGACCAGCTAAACTTGTTTTATTTGTTATCAAGGTGCTGTGCTTGCGTATTTAGAGGCCAGCTTAACCTTATCTATCATTAGCTTTTGAGCAACTTGCTTATCCTTTAGGGCAAGCTGGTGTTGCATCTTTTGCTGTTTCAGCATTGCGTCATTCTGGAACTTGGCTTGATCCAACTCGATCTTGTTCATAGCCACCATCATTTGAGGAGTTTGTTGAGGTTGCTGTTGCTGTTCCATCATCGCCTCCTGCTCGCGCTCCTGCAAGTCCTGCGCCATGCTGTTAATCTGATCGGTAATCTTCATAAGCTCACCAACCTGCTCGTTCATGTTATCAAACTGCTCCTTGCGGGTAGGATCATTCTCCATATTCTGAAGGTGAACCAGCATATGCGGCAATGCGGCAGACATGATCTGTGCCGCTTGGCGAGGATCGACTTGTTGATCTTGAACGCCTTGAACAATCTGACCAGCAAATTGCAGGTGGACGTTAAGGTG